TATGATGTAAACTAAAGAAATGTAAAAAAGCACCCATTAAGGGTGCTTTTTTTTGACATGTTAAACTAAAAACTGATTTGCTACTTTATCGAAACGTCCTGCTTTCATCATGTTATCAAAATCTTTAAAAGATTTTTTTAACCTTTTTTTAACCTTTTGCATTATTAGGTTTAAGTTCCTTTATTATATCCCACATCATAATCCATCCATATACTGAAAATGGTATGAGTGCGACTGCCATTAAGGCAAATAAATTTTCCATTAACTAATTTTTGTAGTTAAAGATTCTAATTTACAAGTTCCTAGCGGCGTGTTTCTTTTATTTTTAGGATTGTATGAAAGGAATTGAATAGTTGAATTTTCTCTTATTCTAGTTCCTTGTGGATACAGCCTAAGCACCTCATCAAAGTTTATTTGTGCCACAAAATCTGTGACCGGACACATTTTTAGTTGTCCTTCTAACTTTTTGTTCCATTTAGTTTTTAGTATTAATTTTCCAGTAGTAGTTACACCCATGTCTTTGACGTGACTAATACTTATGTGGTTTGAAGCCAATGCTGTTCCGCTGTTTAAGAGCAAGACTAACATGGCTACTATTCCTAGTGGTTTCACCATAATTTTCTCCTGTTATGTGATGTAAATGATTGCTACAAACATTGTTATTGTATCAGCCCTATTGGGGTCAACAAAAATGTTCTTCAACGTTATGTTACAATCATGTTACAAAGTTATTTATCAAACTAATTTATAAGATTGGTATTCTGTACCAGACTTTTTGGTAACTTTTGGATAAATATGCTTGTAGAGTACAGAGTAACGAACACTAGATACAATACATAAAAACAAATAAACAGAGTGTGCAGTACAGATGAGTGAGATTTTCAAAATGATAGCGGAAGTCGGTTTCCCAATCGCCGGAGCATTGGTGATGGGATACTTTATATTTCTGACTATCAAACAAATGCTTGCCGGAGTGGTAGGCCAAATTCAGACCCTTACTAAATTTTGTGAAATGTTGGAAGACAGAGCACGAGTTATGAGTAACGAAATGATTAAAATTGACTTATTAGTAAGTTCTGCACTTGAATTAAGACCTGATATTGAACGTATAGCCCGAGCAGAAAACTTTATTGAGGACGGTAGTATAGACGCAAGGAGAGACTAATGGACATTGCAGGATTAATATCTCAGTATGGATTTCCAGTTGTAGCATGTGTTGGCTTAGGTTACTTCATATACTATGTGTGGGATTATGTAAACAAACATGTAAAACCACAACTTGGTAAGATGCATATGGCACTTGTCAGAGTGATTGACCAAACTAGAATGTTGGATCAAGACATGATAAGACTACAACAAAAAGTTAATGTAGTTTTAGAATATAATGCTCGTAAAAAAATAATAGAAGAGCATGAAGAGGATGAAGCAGTTGAAGAACTAGCAGAACTCAAGGAGAAAATTAAAGATGTATAAAATCACAGGAACACATTTAGGAATTTTTGTGATGGTATTGTTCTTTGCAAGTCAAACAGTTCTTGCAGACCAATTAAAACATAAATTTAAAAATCCTAGTTTCAGTGGTATAGGTACTGGCGCACATTATCTTACAATTGAAAATCAGGAAAAGAGTAGAAAAGACAAGATTAGGGACGATATAGAAGCGGCTTTAAGAGCGGCTGAAAGAGCAGATTCAAACAGCACAATTAATAAATTTATTAGAAATTTAGAGAGTAGAATTTATTCACAAATTTCTAAGGGATTAGTTGATAGTATGTTTTGTAATCCTGCAGAAGTTCCAACTTGTACAAACTCTACCGAAGGAGCATTTTCGATTGAAGATAACAATGTTTCCTATCAAATTATTACAATAGACGGCGTTCAATATATTCAATTGACCATTGTAGATGTAGATGGAACAGTTACAGAAATAGAAATTCCTATCGGTATAGGAACATTGGGCGGATAAAAATTGAAAGTAGGATTAATAGCAATATTAGGTGCTTTGTTCATTAGTGGATGTGCTAGTGTAAGCATTCCTGGTGACAAAGTTTGCAATAGTTCTTTAATGGAATGTATTGAAGAACCTAAATTTGTAGAATTACCCACATATAAAAAATTAAGAAACTTACCACCGGCAGAAGTTATGCCTGTGGTTGCAGTTTATAAATTTGACGACTTAACTGGACAACGATTAAGTTCAGACGGAGTTGCAAGTTTTAGCACCGCTGTTACACAAGGTGCAAAAGATTTATTGATAGATTCACTCAAAGCCGCAGGTGCTAAGGACGATCCTAAAGGCACATGGTTTAGAGTTGTAGAAAGAGGTTTTGGACTTGATAACCTTGTTAGGGAACGTCAGATTGTTCGTAGTACTCGAGAACAATTTGCAACGGATGAGGCCCCAGCAGAGGGAGTCCAACCATTATTATTCGCAGGTATGATATTAGAAGGTGGTATAATTGGTTACGACACTAATATTGAAACTGGCGGTAATGGTGCAAGATATCTTGGTATTGGAACCACAAACCAATATCGTAGAGATAGTGTTGTAGTTTCACTTAGAGCGGTAAGCACACTCACAGGCGAAGTGTTACTCAACGTACAGACATACAAAACCATTTTGAGTACTGGTGTAGGAGGAGATGTATTTAGGTTTTTAGACATGGATACAAAACTTTTAGAACTAGAAAGTGGTATGACAGAAAACGAAAGTGTAACGTGGGCAGTACGTTCGGCAATTGAAGCCGCGGTATTGGCACTTATACAACAAGGCGATGAAAGAGGCTATTGGAAAATTGTTTACCCTGAAGGGTGGGACGTATCTGAGATATCTCCAGAAGACCGTGCTACTTGGATGCAAGTAGACATTGATCCAGAAGACCTCAAAGCCGACAAAAAACTTTGGGAGAAAATGCTCCTGAAGAAAAATGGAGATGATAATGAAGACTAAGAATTTCTTTAAGAATTTTGCAATCAATGTCTTCGCGGTTATGGGCCTAACAGTAGGACTTTTTGCTCCTGCCTTAGGTGCAGACGACAATGAAGTTTTATTAGACCAACAAGGGGATAATTTAACTTTAACTATATTACAGGCTGGAAGCGGTAATAAAATATCAGGTGATGCAAGTGATGGTGCTGATTTAGTAATAACTGGTGCTAACTTAATTATTGATATTATCCAGGATGGAAACAGTAACGAAATATTTGGTACATGGACTGGTGACGGTTCTGGATCAAGTGTTTGGGATATGTATTTCTATGGAAATAGTAACTCACTAGATATGAACATTGGTGCTACAGGTAGTGCAGATAGTGTTGATATGCTTTGGAATATCCAAGGTGATACAAACATTTTTGATGTTGATATTGGTGCCAACTTTGCCTCAGATAACCTTAATATGGACTTGACAATACTAGGAGACAGGAACGACTTTAGAAGTGCAGTTTCTAACTCAAGAACTTGGGGTGGTACTCCAGGATCAGGTTGGAACAGTACATCTGCTTTTTCACAAAGCGGTATTAATGTAGACGCCGGTTCCGCAACTTGGGAAATGAACATTACTGGTGATGATAATGCGATTACATCAAATCAAACTGGTAACTCTGACCACTACTTAAAATTTGTTTTAGTAGGATCAGATGGTGATTTTCAATTTTTACAAAGTAATGCGGCAACTTGTAGTCCTGTATGTCCAGGTAAAATTGACGTTGATTTAGATAGCGAAAATGCTTCAGTTAGTATCAGACAAACTGACTAAGGTTTGTTTATACACATTTTTGCTGTTTAGTGCAACATACAGTATTTCCGCCGGTGCCACTGAAAGTATCGGCGGAGTATTAGAGCAAGTAGGCTCGCCGGGTAATATTAGTAGGACGTCTGGTGAAAGATTGATTGCAGAACTAGACACAGATATACAGAGTATGGACGAAGTTGAAACGATAAATGGTCGTTTAAAACTTCAGTTCATAGACGACACACAAGTCAGTTTAACTGAACACACATATATGGTTATTAATGAATATGTGTACGATCCTGATCCAAGTAAAAGCAGGATGGCATTAGATTTTGTGCAAGGAACGGCACGTTTTGCCACTGGTGGATTAGGGTTAGTACCTAAAGAAAATATAATCGTAAAAACTCCTACTGCCACAATAGGTATTAGGGGTACCGACTTTACAACAACTGTTGATGAGTTGGGCAGGAGTTTGGTAATATTATTGCCAGACCAAAAATGTAATGACGGAGTAAGACTTGAAGAAGGTTGTGCTCCAAGTGGTAGTATAACTATCACAAATGATGGCGGTACTCAAGTACTAACAGAAGCCTTTCAGGCTGTTATGGTTAGTACATATGAACAATCGCCAACCAATCCAGTCGTCCTTGCTGACTTGGATTTAAACATGATTGATAACATGTTTATTGTAAGTGAACCAACTGAAATTAAAGAAGCAGTTGAGGAGCAACAAGAAGAAGCAAAAGGGGACGGCGGATTACTAGATTTTGATGGATTAGATGCTAATGCCATAGAAGCAGATGTGTTAGCAGATACTACAGAAGATTTAGAGTTTACAGAGTTAGATATAAACTTCTTAGACGCAGACTTTTTAGTAGACTTATTAGATGTTATTGAAGAAGTAGGAGAAGAAGAGTCAAGCAGTAGCGATGGCGGACGTTTAGGAACAGATAATATTGAAGGAACTGCATTAGGATTTGATCCTGAAACACAATTCAATGCTATCATAGAAGATGGAAGAATATTTTTCTTTAGACAAGTAACTAATACTGTAAGCATTAAACAACAGCCAGGAAATAGTGCTAGAATCTTTATAGAAGATAGTAACTTAAAAGACACAATAATTTGTCTTAATGACTGTGACGGAACAAATATTACAATTATACAGGTAGATTAATGAAATATATATTAGGAACAATTTTAACAATATTTTGTGCAACAGCAAGTTTTGATGCATTTGCTGGACCAGAACACAATCATGTACACATTGACCAGATTGGTGATGACTTGGTTTTGAATATTGACCAACAAGGTAAAAATCAACATATTGATTTAGACTTAGGATTACAATATGGTAATGTTGATAATTTAACTATGTGGATTGGACAACTAGGGGAAGACAATGAAGTTGAATTCTCTGTGTCTGGTGATGGTAATAGTGTAAAAATTACGCAAGTAGGTCAGAATAACTTTGCAGGATTTACAAGTACTTGGGGAAAAGTTAATTGCCCAAATGCAACATTTTGTGGAGACGTAGATGGTCTAGACAATGAAATAGAAATAAGTCAAAAATGTACAGAGGATAATAACTGTCAATACTCAGAAGCAAGTTTCCACTTTTGGGGAGATAATAATTTAATGAGATGGGGTCAAGGTGTTGGTTTAAATAATATAAATGACACTAACTTTGACACATGGGATGGTGAAGAGCATGGTGGACACAAAGCAGTATTAGACTATCACGGAGACAATAATGTTATTGCTGGTTACCAAACAAATGGTAATACAAACACACCAGGATATCATACAGCAAACATATGGATATATGCTGATAATAATGATGTATGGTGGAAACAAATTAATGACGGAAATAAAACTGTAAACTTTAAAAGTTATCAAAATGGTAGTCAAATTAGTGGAGTACAAAAAGGAAATGGTGCTCACAATGCCACAATAAATTTATACGGTAGTCAACCAACAACATTAAATTTAACACAAAATAGTTCTACAGCACAAACATACAATCTTACGCAGACATGTCAAACGTCAGGCGGTTGTACAATTAATATTACTCAGAATTAAATAGTAAAATAAATACATGCATGAAATGGTTATACAGCGGATGGGCAGTTGTTTTTACAATCTGTTTACTTACGACATTAAAAGTATATGATCCATACGCATTACAAAGTTTAAGATTACAAACATTTGATGCATTACAAAGTTTAGATGAACAAAAGAATAGTGAAGAAGTTACTATTATTAACATCGGCGAAAAAAGTTTACAACAATGGGGACAATGGCCATGGCCCAGACAGAATTTTGCACAACTAATACACGATATCAGACAGAACAATGCTGGTATGATTGGAATGACCGTGATGTTTCCGGAGGCGGACAGATTCGGAGGGGACGAAGTCCTAGCATCGTGGCTGAAAGGGAACGGCATAATTTTAAGCCAGACCCCATCTACCAGAGGAGTGAGGAGTTCAGGTCCGCACATTGGTACAGGGACGATAGGCCCTACAAATCCGACCCAATCTTTGCTAGAGTGGCCCAATCTAGTAACAAACATTCCGATACTTGAAGAACAAGCAGAAGGCATAGGTGTACTTGCATCAGCACCACAACCTGATTTAGTTACGAGAACTTACCCATTAGCAATCACTGTTAATGAAAAAATATATCCTAGTTTTGCTATTGAAATGTTAAGAACATTTACACAAAAGCCTAGTTATATGTTAAAAACATCTGAAATTGGAATACAAGAATTTGCAGTTCCACCATTTGATCCTATAGTAACACAACCTGATGGAACAGCATTTATACGTTTTAATAATACATTTAAAGAATATGAATATGTAGACATAAACAGCCTACCAGACCTTACAGGCAAGTTTGTTATCATTGGTGTAACAGCAGAAGGTGTACAAAACCCTGTTCCTACTCCAAAAGGTTTGATGTATCCGCAACAAATACAGGGTCATATGCTACAGAATTTTATCGATGGATCAAATATACAGCGAAATGAATTAAGTGCTTTATATGAGCTCTTAGGAGCACTATTGGGCATGATATTAATAGGAATCGCGGTGTATAAACTACCTTTACTATGGACTGCACCAATTTCTATGCTGATATTGGGTTCTGAAGCCTATGCAAGTGTATGGTTTTACACTAATCATCTAGTGTTAATGGACGCAACTTTTCCTGTAATCAGTGGATTTTTAGTGTTTACTCAAAGTGCTTTTAATAATTTTTACAAGCAATACAAGTTGAGACAGCAAATCAAAGGACAATTTGGCACATATATTTCACCAGATTATGTTGACATGATAGTAAAAGATCCTAGTTTAATGAAATTAGGTGGCGAAAGAAAAGAGATGAGTTTCTTATTTGCAGACATAGTCGGCTTCACACCTATATCAGAACAGTATATGAAGAATGACGACCCCGAAGGATTAGTAGAACTTATAAACAGTTTCTTAGATAAGATGTCAAACATAGTATTAGCCAACGGTGGAACGATAGATAAGTTCATGGGCGACTGTATAATGGCATTCTGGAATGCACCAATACCTTGTGAAAATCATGCTGAGATGGCAGTAAAAACAGCAATAGAAATTGAATTATTAGGTGATGAATTAGAAAAAGAAATGGAAAAATTAGGCTTACCAAGAGTTAAGTTTGGCACAGGTGTTAATACAGGTACATGTATTGTTGGTAATATGGGTGCAGAAACTAGATTGGATTATAGTGTTGTAGGAGATGCTGTAAACTTAGGTGCTAGATTAGAAGCCGAGACCCGAAAACAAGACACTCCTATATTAATAAGTGAATTTACATACATGCAACTTACGGATATTGCATGTTTAAAACTGGATGAAGTTACTGTAAAAGGAAAAGAAGAGCCTGTAAAAATATATGCTCCACTTATAAACAACGAAATAAGAAAACTTTACAAATAATTAAACTTCATACTTACTAATATTTTTTAATATGTTTGGAATTTCTTCTTTTTCAATCATATCAATTATTACATTAGTAAGGTTTATTTCCCTTCGAACAAACGACATTCGCAAAAGTAATTTTTGCAATTCTTGTTCATAAAACTCTAACTCCTGTTCTTTACGAAGTTTATCGTTTATTAGGTCCGCAATCTGTATAATTTTGCCTGACTTCATAATAATATTTATCCTTAATCGTCCGGATCGTAGTTTCTAAATTCTGTAAATAATTTAGCATATTCCAGTAAGTCTGTTCTTAATGTTTGTAAATGTTTTATTTCCATTGGCATTTTAAATTTTGCAACTTGATATACTGGAATATAGTAGTTTAAAATCTTATCTACCTTTTGTCTATCTTTTATAATGTCTTGGATAACTCTGTGATAAAAATTAGGCTCTGTAATTAATGTACTTAACCATGCATGATGGTCATCATTTGGTTTGTAAGCATAAGCCATTTCTCTGACGTCATAAGATATTGCTCTCACAGGATTTATATTTGCTCTGTACTTTTTCATCACAGGTGGGTACTTCCACTTCTCTTGACGAGTGTGTTGATTTCTTAAAAATGCTTTATACTCATTTAGGAAACTTTTATAAAGTCCTTCTTCACTTTGTTTTACGTCTACGTTATACTGTTCAATCAGTGTATCTGCTATTTTTTGTACTTTTGGAGATAGACTATCGTATAAATCTCTTACGTCTAATATTGTAAAGGTGCCGTCAAAAAAGGAATTGGGTATTGCCTTGTGTCTGTTGTATTTGTTAAGTTCCGTTGTTAGTCTTATAGCATCAAAATTTATAATATCTTTTGACATGCTATTACTTATCACATATTTATTTTTAATATAGTGTGCAGTTTACTTGTGCCTTTGTTACGTCCTAAAGTGCTTCTAGCACCATCATGTAAAGGTTTGGGCCATTGACCAATGTTTACCCAAGCATATCCACAACTTTCATCATTTAATGTTGGTTGAAATTCTTTTTCTACTACATAACAAAAACTGTAATACATAAAGTTTTTATCTTTGCTTTGATATACATCTAACGGATTTAGTTTTTTAAGTTCAGGAACAAGACCAATTTCTTCTAAAAGTTCTCTTTGTAAACATTCATATGGTGATTCTATCCCTTCAATCATGCCTCCCCAAAATCCCCAAGTATGTTTTTGTCTTTTATCTGAGTTGCGTAATTGGAACATACATCTACCTGTATCTTTGGCTAAAAACAAAACACCTGCGGCACTAATGCCTTTATGCCTATTCAGATTTGTTAAAGGATTCAATGTTTCTATAATACTTTTTGGAGTATCTATACGTTGATTCTCCAAAACCCTGGGTTGTATGTCCCTTCGTGACTGCTTGTCCAAGTTTCGTTTTGCCATTTGAATTGTTTTCCTGTGAATGTGTTTGTAACGTAATTAACAGCAGTAACACCACTAGCATCAAATACTTTAGTCCATGCAGAACCATTGTATTCTACTATGTCGTTGATGTCTGCTGATATGCCCCACTGACTTCCTGATATTTCTTCTGTAAGTAAATATCTTTGTCCAGTTGCCGCGGCGGCTAATGTACCATCGCCTGGATAACTTGCAGTTGGGTTTATAATTTTAGTAACGTTTGTTAATGTGTTTGTAGGCAATGTATCACTGTCAACTGTAAAAACTAGTTTAGCAGGATCAATACTATTTCTAGCAATAAATCCACTTACTAAATTAGTTGTTGCATCTACATCATTAGATAGATTAAGTTGTAATGTACTTCCTGTAGTTAATGGTATATCACTCATAGATACACTTGCATTAGATAAACTACCTTGACTACCTTGTGGAGAAATAACTTCTAATAAATCATTCCAATTTGCTTTAGTTGTTGTACCATCATCATAACTTGTACCTTCTGTAGGTCCTGTTTTAAATAATGTTGCTTCAGTTCCTGCAATTTGTAAGAAATAGTTATTTGGACTAACAGTATGCAATTCAAATTGACTGTCTACTGTTCTAAAGAAGTCGTATATATCATCATCGTAACCTAAGTCTTGTACACTTGATGTATCGTAAATATTAGTAATAATTGTATTAATAATTTTTTGTCTTTTAACTTTTGCTGGAGGACTAATCCATATTGGTAAAGTGAATGTTAGGGTGGCAACGTCTATTGTTTCATCTACGCCGGCTGGTACACTTCTGTTTGACCAATTTATATCTGTTAGTTCTACCTCAAAAATACTAGTCCAATCAATTGGATTGGATGTTTGTTGTAATTGTATGCTTGGATTAAATAGTACAAGTATTTGTTCTAATATTTGTAGTTTTTGGTCTGTGTTACCACTCCAAATATCTACTTGCATTGTTAAATTATACGGAACAGGCATATATCTATCTGTGCTGTATAAGTTACCTGGAAATCCTTGTGAACCACTATCTGTTTTGTATGCATTACTGCTACTATCAAACTGTCTTTCAGCAATTTGTACTTTACTAATTAACATTGGATCTTGTGTTCTATCTCTAGCAATTAGTAAACTACTAATACTACAAGCAATAAAAGGAGTAGAATTAACCATATTCTCACTTCCTTTCCTAATGATATGTGCTACCATTCTGCTCATGTCAGCATATCTTACAGGAACTTTATTATAAAAAGTTGACCCTGCTCGTTTGCCTTCTGACACTTTAAAATCACTAAAGATCCGCATGAACTGTCCTAAGTATCTTCTTAGTTGTGCATCATACCAATAATCCAAATTAGCCATTAATTATCCGCCTTAGGCTTAACTGCTTTACTGAGGTTTGTTTTCTCAGATTGAGTTGTACCATCTGTGTTTGTAGTAATTGAATCATTGTTAATGAATGATGTAAGTATTCTATTAGCGGCACTCCAAGCCTTTTTGTTATCGTCGCTGACTTTAATCATTCTACTACCTTGTTTCTTAAATAATCTATGTGGTTCAAAGTCTGTTCTTAAGAAATATTCTCCATTGTTCATACCCACCGGGAATGAATTACCACTACCTACTATACTTATACCGTTAGGAGCAGATCCATCTCCAGGGAAATATATACCTGGTTTGTCATCGCTGGTTTCATCAACATATAAATGACCACCTTCATAGTAGCCTGTATCATATTGCATATCTGAATTAGCAACTTCCATTACCTTATCACTAATAGCAATTTCAGTACTGTATGTGCTTAATAGATTTCTTAAGTCAGTTGCAGTTTCTCCAGTACCAAGAATATCTCTGTATTCTGGACTGTCTGTGATATTTGTTAATTTACATCTCCATAAGTGGGGCCACCATCTAGGATCATATCCTTCTGCTGGTCTGCCACAATCACTTACAACAAAATATCTGTTTATTGCTTCACCGCCACCTAAAAGTAAATCATCTCTTAAATGTGGTAATTCAACAACATCACCTGCCATTAAACGTCTACCAAGTAAACTTGCACATGTATTCATGTGGAAAGTCATAAACAAACTGTCGTTATTAACAAACATACCAAATTGTGTTAAATCAAAATCTGGGTCTGCTATATTATATGCACCTCTAAGTTCATATATGTCTGTGTCATACTTTCTATCTCTATTTTCCAAAAACAAAACATCTTGTATATACAAGTCGCCTGATCCTGTACTAGCACTGGTGTCATCAGTATATGTGCCTATGTATTTGTGTACAAAGACTCCTGTTCCACCTGCATTAATCTGCTCGGCAACGACTCTGTCTATAAAGCCATAGTCATTGGTTTTGTGTTGGTTCCATAGTTGTAATCTTGGCATAATGTAGTATTTATCACTTTCTAAACTTCTTGACAAACAACGTGAAAGCATATATACTGCTAGGAATAGGAGAGGTGGCTGAGTGGTTGAAAGCGGCACCCTGCTAAGGTGTTATACGGGTAACTGTATCGAGGGTTCGAATCCCTCTCTCTCCGCCAAACTGATTTAATAAATAAAAGTTTGGGGCGGTAGCTCAGTTGGGAGAGCGTCTGGTTTGCATCCAGAAGGTCGCAGGTTCGACCCCTGTCCGCTCCACCACTTGGTATATTATGAGCGATGAAATAGATTTAGAAGATAAAATTACCCAAGCAATATTAGATATATTGCTTGATGCAAAAGAACAAGGACTTGACATGCTGTCATTTGAAGAGATTTGTACAATGATGGGTGTTGATGATTTAAGTTTATTAAGTAAATTTGAACATAATGTTGCATTTGATTTAAATACAGAATACTTAGATAAAATGAAAGACCCTGAAGTTAGAAAAGCAATGATAGAATCATTTAAGGCGACCAAACATTGAACACAGAAACAGTTACATGGGTACATCACTGGACCGACAAAACATTTAGTTTTAAAACCACACGAAGTCAAACATTCCGTTTTAAAAATGGTGAGTTTGCAATGATTGGATTAATGGGGGAAGAAAGACCTTTATTAAGAGCATATAGTATTGCAAGTGCAAACTACGAAGATGAATTAGAGTTCCTTAGTATAAAAGTACCAGACGGCCCTCTTACAAGTCGTTTACAGCATTTAAAAGTCGGAGATGAAGTTGTATGTATGCCAAAATGTACGGGCACTCTAACGATTGATAATTTAACTGAAGCAGATAATTTATACTTGTTATCCACAGGTACAGGTTTAGCACCTTTTATGAGTATAATTAGAGACCCTGAAACATATGAAAAATTTAAAAATGTAATACTAGTACATACCACAAGAACACATTCAGAACACACATACACAGATGTTATACAAGAAATGTGCAATACATTTTCTTTAACATATTATGATACTTGTACTCAAGAAGATTATGTTCGTAAAGGTAGATTCTGGGAACACATAGAAGAATTTACTAATGGTGGATTTAATAGAGATACAGACAGAGTAATGGTATGTGGCGGACCTGATATGAATTTTGAATGCAGAGACTATTTTGAAGAGGCAGGATTTATAGAAGGCAATTTAGGAGAGGCAGGCGACTTTGTTCTTGAACGTGCTTTTGTAGACTAAAAATACGATAAGTACATACATGTTAGAACAATTCAATCCAGAGAAATCACCAGTAGATATTCTGCTATTTGCAGATGACCTTACTGCTATATGGTATTTTGAAGGAAGAATACCAGGCACTAGTGTTTATGCTGGTGGTATAGGCGAAAAACAAGGATTCAAACAATTTACAGACGAAGAATATGCAGATTATTTGCAGTTTGTGGAAAAAGAATCTCCTGAGGATGAAAGAGTATATCACTATGTTGACCAAAATGAATTTTGTTCTGCACATCATACTGCAAGAAGTTATGCTATGTATAAACTTGCACATGAATTACGCAAAAAAGGTTATACTGTACAAGTTGTAATACACTATTGGTATTTTACAGAAGACGACTTTAAAAAATTATTTGAAAAATTTGTTGGAGACAACACTTTAATGGTTGGCTTTAGTCAAACATTTCATAGTTCATGGAACCCTTGGGCATTATTTCATTCATTGTATATGCCTCCTCAACGACAACGCAAAGTTAAAGAATGGATAAATGCAATAAATCCAAATACTAAACTAGTGTCCGGCGGAAGTCCTCACACATTAGATACTTTATTAGATCCAAAATTTGATAGTCCTATGTTAGATATGGATATTATAAACATTGGATATGCAGAAGCAACAATTTTTGAAATGTTAGATGACATCAAAGAAGGAAAAGAATGGCCCACATATACAGATAGAGGTAGTAGATTAGATATTAAAAATAGTACCATGAGTTTTTGTGATGAAGATGTAATTTTACCTGGCGATGAAATGCCGTTAGAAACTTCACGTGGATGTATTTTTAGTTGCAGTTTCTGTAATTTTGGACTACTAGGCAAAGAAAAAGGTTCTTACATTAGAAAACAAAGTCTAATACAAGACGAACTTAAACGTAATTGGGAAGAACATGGCATTTACAAATATTGGGTAATGGATGATACATTTAATGAAGATACAGACAAATTAAAACTTATAGCAGAGGCTAGACACAATGCAGATATCCCTTTAGAGTTAAGTGCATTTATTAGATTAGACTTACAGCATAGATTAAAACAAGAACAAGTTTTATTAGACTGCGGATTATTTAATCCTCATTATGGTATAGAAAGTTTGAATCCTCTTAATGGTCCTTTAATAGGCAAAGGTTGGAATCCACTAGAACAGTTTGAATATTTGTGGGAACTTAAGAACGGAATATTCAAAGACAAAGTACAACTGTTTAGTTCTTTTGTAGTTGGACTACCTGAAGATTCTAATGAAAGTTTAAAATTGTTTAGAGAACAATTACTTGATCCAAAATTTAATCCTTTAGATTATTTAATGGTAAACTTTATGTATATTAGAGATTTATCTAAACATGATGTTACAACTTCTGGAGACCAAAATTTTCAACAAACAGGAAGTAAAATAGATAGAAATCCAGAAGAGTATGGATATACATTTCCTAATGAAGAAAGAAATAGATTGCAAGGTCAAACTAAAGGTGCTATTGTTAGAAGTTGGCGTAACAAACATGGCATAACATTTAGTGGTGCGGAACGTTTTGTTAAAAGACTTAATGAAGATTTTAATAACAGTAGAGGATGGATTCCTAAACTGACTGCTACATATCATAAAGTACCACAAGATGCATCTAAAACAAATTTTATGAATGATTACTGGGACAATTACTGGACTAAAGTAATGAACATAAAGCAACATACTGTATATAATTCTGTGCAATGGGTTAATGAAGGTGAAGTAACTGAATTCAAACCCATATGATTCAGGAATATATAGACTCCATACAAACCAGTCCATAAATACAGATATGGAACTACCACACAGACATCCTATTGCATTAATAGATGAACACACTATTATTAATGATGAAGAAATAGAAGCAACATTTTTAGTAAAAAATGACCACCCTGTATTAGAAGGACACTTCCCACATGTAAAAATTTGGCCCGGTGTATATCTTATCGAAGGAATGAATCAATGTGCTGGTCTCCATGCATTATATCTAGCAGGCAAAGAAGTTGGCACAGTTAAACATGAAGATTATGTTACTTTTGTTACAAGTGTAGACAAATGTAAATTTAGATTTCCTGTATTTCCAGGAACAAAATTAACACTACAAGCAAAATTAGTAAGACGAAAATTTAATCATATGTTTTATGAATGCAAAGTTTTTGATAATGAAACAAGAGTTGCATCTGCAAATGTAGGTTTAACAGCAAAAAAACTATAAAATCTCCCTTTTGAATCAAAATTTACCAATTGACAACAAAATTTTTTGAAGTTATACTAACTAGCATTATTGACTTGGAGTATAATCAATAAAAAATGGCTAGAAAGAAAAAACAAAGAACCGTTTATGTAACCAGGGAACCTGACTGGAAAAAGTTCATTGGTTTGACTAATCCTGAAGAACAAGAGAAAGCATTTAACTCTTGTGACTACTTTGTGCATTCTGAAATATCTACAAAGGATGGTGTTGCCGCATATAGGAAATGGGTTAAAGAAGCAAGTGGTTGGGCACCTGAAGAAATTAAGATTATACTAAAAAATCCTGATTGGCGATTTAGCAGTAGTGCCAAGTATGCATGGTTATGGAAAAAGTTAGGATACATGCCAGAACGTTTAGCAAAGTTTTACGATAAGAAAAAAGATGAATACCATGAATTAGGATTGACAGTTGTAGAAGAACAACAAGAAAAGAAAAAAGAAAAAGCACCTAAAATTAGCATACAAGAAAGAATGCTTATGC